TGCAATTAGAGAAAAAGCAGAAGCTGAACTAATTAGTATTCACCCTGACTTTGAATCAATTAGAAGTGGTGATGAATTTCATAACTGGGCAGATGAACAACCTAAATGGGTTAAGGATGCTCTATATGAAAATCAAGATGATGCTAAATCTGTTGCTCGTGTTATTGACTTGTACAAACAAGACAAAAACATTTCTAAAGCACCAAAATCAGATAAAGCAGCAGCATCTTCTGTAAACGCTAGAACTCGCAGTACACCAGAAGCAGATCAATCTAAAAAATACCTTAGTGAATCTGCTGTTAACCGAATGTCCCCTAGAGAATATGCTAAAAGATCAGATGAGATTATGACAGCTATTCGAGAGGGCAAGTTTACTTATGATATGTCAAAAAAGACTTGACACTTAGAATTTTGTAAGTATAACTATACACATATACATGAATTGTTTTATTTTTATGTATGTGTTTCACCAAACACTAAGCCGCAAAGAACTACCCTATCAAGTATAGGCCCAGTTTATAACAAGGCCGGCCAGCCTTAAATTTAAATTGCACCCTAGAAAACGACAGTCCCCTTTAGTGGATATAAGTTGTGTTTACTTCACATAGCCATATCTTAACGGAGGATTTTATACAATGGCTTTTTCTTCAGCAAGTGGGTACGGTAATTTACCAAACGGTAATTTTTCGCCCATCATCTACAGCAAACAGGTACAACTTGCTTTCCGCAAGTCTGCCGTTGCTAATGCTATAACCAATAACGATTACTTTGGTGAAATAGCAAACCAAGGCGATACAGTAAAAATAATGAAAGAACCTGAAGTTTCAGTAAAGGCGTACACTCGTGGTACTACAATACTGCCGCAGGATCTTGATGACGAAGAGTTTCAACTTACTGTCGATAAATCAAATTACTTTGCATTTAAAATCGATGATATTGAAGAAGCGCACAGTCACATTGATTTTATGAATCTCGCAACCGATCGTGCAGCATATAGACTAGCTGACCAAATGGACCAAGACGTTCTTGGATACCTAGCTGGTTACAAACAGTCTTCACTTCACTCTGACCCAGACACAGTTAACGCAACTGTAAATGGATCTGTAGCAGTATCTACTGCTGGTACAGACGAACTACTTTCTAGTATGAAGCTAATCAAAAGTAGCTTTGGTAACATCACAACAAGTTCTGCAGGAGATCATTCGATTCCTCTTGTACCTCGTTTTGGTGGTGCAACTGCACAGCCAACTGCCACAGCTTCACCTTTACAGGTAATTGCTAGAATGGCGAGACTACTTGATCAACAAAATGTTGACTCTCGTAACAGATGGATCTGCTTAGATTCTGTATTTATCGAACTATTGAAAGATGAAGATTCACGTCTTCTAAATTCAGACTTCGGTGGATCAGGTCTTCAAAACGGTCTATTACTAAACAACTTGCACGGTTTCCGTGTATATCAGTCTAACAATCTACCTGCAGTAGGTACTGGACCAGGAACATCTGGCTCTGCAAACCAAAATGCAAACTTCGGGGTTATTGTTGCTGGACACGATAGTGCAGTTGCAACCGCAGAACAGATCAATAAAGTTGAGTCATATCGGGACCCCGATTCATTCAGCGATATTGTTCGTGGGATGCACTTATATGGCAGAAAGATTCTTCGACCAGAAGCTCTTGTTAACGCCAAATATAACGCAGCGTAGGGGGACATAAAAAATGGCTACTATAACATCACTTTTACTTCCTGCTACAGGTAACTCCAACAGAGGCCGTATGCCGTATCAAGTCGAACTAATAATTGACTTGACTGCACAAGCTATTGATTGTTCAGCACCAGATACAGTACAATGTATCACATTACCAGCTAACACTCATATACTTCACGCAGGTGTTCAAGTTGTCGAAAGCGCAACAATGAATACAGGTACAAATGCTACTATAACATTGGGTGCAGCAGACGTTGACGAATATGTTACAGCATTTGACATTGATGGTGCTTCAGATGGTGCATACGCTCCAAGTGTAACACCTTCAGCAGAAGTTGTTCTTGCTACAGCAGATACACTAGACCTTGTTTTTGCAGGTGACGGTGCTACCTTTACAGCAGGTAAACTTAGAGTTTACGCTCTACTAATGGATGTTTCAGAGCAAGGCAGCACATCCGCTGCTGAAGTTGCTAGAGACAGCATATAAAATATATGAGGGGGCTGGTTTAACTGGCCCCTTCACCTCATTTATGTGAAAGATTATATACATGGCAGAAACTTATCTAACTTTAACGAACAAAGTTTTAGCAAGGTTAAATGAAGTAGAGCTAACGTCCTCTACTTTTACATCTGCTAGAGGAATACAAACACAAGCTAAGACTGCTATTAATGAAGCAGTTCGATATATAAATCAAAGAGAATTTAATTACCCTTTTAACCACGCTACTGAAAGTAAAACATTAACTGCAGGTGTTGTAAGGTATTCGTTACCTACTTCTACTAAGGTAGTTGACTACAATACATTTAGAATAGTAGCTAATGACACACTAGGCAATAGCGGTGGTAAACTGGGTATCCTTGACTACAATGATTATATTAATAAACACGTAGATCAAGAAGATTTAATTATATCTACAACCTTAAATGGTTCACATTCAGACTCTGTTACTACTCTCACACTTACATCAACTACTGGTTTAGATAGTTCTGGTAAAGTATATATAGGCAACGAAGAAGTTACTTATACTGCTATCAGTGGCAATGACATTACAGGATGTACTCGTGGTGCAAATAGCACAACTGCTGCTGCTCACGCTAGTGGTGTAGTTGTAACTCAATTTGATGACGGTGGTGTACCCACGCACGTTGTACGAACCTTAGATAATAATTATTTATTATACCCATACCCCACCAAATCTCATGTAATAAAGTTTGATTACTTTACATTCCCTGCGGATATGACAGCGCACGGGGATACTACAACTATTCCTGATCGTTTTGCAGCAGTCATTGTTGATGGTGCTACTGCTTTTGTGTATCAGTATCGAGGAGAGGTACAACAGTACGGTATAAACTTTACTAGGTTTGAACAGGGTATAAAGAATATGCAAACATTGTTAGTTAATAAATTTGAATACATTAGATCTACATACTTACCAGGTAATGCAAGAGGCGGTTTTAGCTCCTCACTTAGAGTAAATTAATGCCAGACAATTCACAAACAAACCCTGCAGCATTTAATTGTGAGGGTGGCTTAGTTTTAAATAAGTCTACGTTCTTAATGCAACCAGGCGAAGCATTAGAGTTACGTAACTTTGAGCCAGATATTCAAGGTGGCTACAGACGTATAAATGGTTTTTCTAAATACGTCAGTGCTATAGTCCCTCAAACTTCTTCTTCTTCAGAAAAAGTATTAATGGTTGCTTCGTTTGCGGATGTTGTATTAGCTGCTAGAGGTACAAGTATATATAGTGCAACTCCTGGTGGTTCTAGTTGGACATCAAGAGATTCAGGTAGAACAAGCGCAAGCAAATATAACTTTGAGAGATTTAACTTTGACGGCACAGATAAAATAGTTGTGGTTGATGGTGTAAATGCTCCTACAGTATTTAACTCATCATTAGCTGCTACAGATGTAAGTGAAAGTTCTGTTGCTGGTGCTAAGTTTGTTGTTTCATTTAAAGATCATATGTTCTACGCAGGTAAATCAACAACTAAACAAGAAGTTGTGTTTAGTGAGCCTTTTGACGAAGATGCTTTTGTTAGTGGTCAAGGAGCTGGTAGTTTTAAAGTTGATGACACAATTGTAGGACTTAAAGTTTTCCGTGAAGATTTATTTATTTTCTGTGAGACACGCATATTTAAATTGTCAGGAACTTCTAGCTCTAACTTTGCTGTTGTTCCTGTTACTCGTAACATTGGTTGCGTAAACGGAGATACAATACAGGAATTTGCTGGTGACTTAATATTCTTAGGGCCTGATGGATTACGAACTATTGCTGGTACTGCAAGAATTGGTGACGTTGAGTTAGGTACAATTAGTTCTAATGTGCAGTCTATATTTAACGATAATTTATCTAGTGCATCAGAGTTTGATTCAGTTGTTATACCCGAAAAAACACAATACAGAATATTTTTTACTAAAAGCACTGTAGCTGAAAACCAAACTAAAGGTGTTATCTGTGTCTTAAAAGGACAACAGTTTGAGTTTTCTGAAATTAGAGGCATTAGACCTGCCTGTACGGACAGCTTCGTTGATGAAGGTAATGTAATTGTTTTACATGGCGCATACTCAGGTGGTTACATATATAGGCAAGAGTCAGGTAATACTTTTGACGGAGAAATTATACTAGGACGTTACAGAAGTCCTGACTTAACATTTGACGACCCAGGAATACGAAAACATATGCAGAGGGTTATACTTAACTATAAACCTGAAGCAGCAATAGACGCAGATTTATTATTAAGATACGATTATGAAGACCCAGATTCAGCTAGACCTGCAGCCTATCCGTTAGACTCATCTGATGTTGTTGCTATTTACGGTACGTCTACATACGGTGTACCAATTTATACTGGTGCTTCACAACCTCTAGTTAGACAATCAGTTGAGGGTTCAGGGTTTGCGGTTGCATTAAGAGTAGAAGATGATGGGCAGACTGCACCCTATTCACTAAAAGGGTTTCAGCTAGAATATCAATTAGGAGCAAGACGATAAATGGGTGACACATACACAAGACAGTCTACGTATACTGACGGAGATGTTATAACAGCCGCACACACTAATGACGAGTTCAATCAGTTATTAGCGGCATTTGCTGCAAGTTCAGGACACACGCACGATGGCACTGCCGCAGAGGGTGGTCCAATAACTAAGCTATTAGGTAATGCACTTACGTTTGGTGCAGGTACGGCAGATACAGATATTACTATTACCTTTGATGGTGAGAGCAATGATGGTGTGCTAACATGGAATGAAGACTTAGACTATTTTGAGTTTTCTGACGATATTCTTATTGCTTCTACTGAGAAGATACAGTTTCGTGATACAGCCATATATATTAATTCATCTGCTGATGGTCAACTAGATCTCGTAGCTGATACAGAAATACAGATAGCTGCAACAACTATAGACATGAATGGTGCTGCAGACATCTCAGGTAACTTAGCTGTAGGTGGTAACCTTACAGTTGCAGGTAACGCTACAGTAACTGGCACAACAACCTTTAACGGGGGTACGCTTACATTAGGTGATAGTGCATCAGACAATGTAGTCTTTGGTGCTGACGTTGACTCAAACATTATACCTGACGATGATGATACATATGACTTAGGTAGTTCTACCCAACAATGGCGTGACATTTACATTGATGGTACAGCT